GTAATAATTTCATAGTTGTTATCAAGCTTCACATTAAAAAATGAATTATAAACAGGTAATAAATTAACTTTAGTGACTGAGTTTTGTTGTTTGAGTTCAATTTCAGGAGAAATAGAAGCTAACCGTAATAAAAATAACAAACAAAATTTATCATAGTTTGTTAAAATACCAATTGTATCAAAATTTTGAATATTTTCTTTTAAAACATTTTCAAAGCATAAATTAATTGCTTCATCATCTTTATTCTGTATAAATTTGTTAATGGTTCTAAGCTGCTTAAAGGTAAGCTCTTTTATAAACACTTTTTGCTTGCTTAAGAGTGTGGTGTAGCTTAGAAAAAAATCCATTATAAGAAACCTAGAGGATTAATGCTGCCAATGCCATTCTGGAAGGATGTAATTCTGGGTATATCGCCATTTGAAACTCTATTTACTATGTCCTGAACAGGCAGATATAGACTGTTTTCAATAGTATAATTAGAGTAAGTCCATCGAGTTGCAAAATTATTAACTGTTTCTGTTTCATAATTAAAGCTCTGGTCACCTATATTATAAGGCATGCAGTTATAAAACGTCCAAACTTTACGAGGTATCATGGATATACTATTTAAAGTGCGTCCATATTGAAGCAACGTCATGTTGCATTTCATATTTCTAAAGTCTCTAGTTCCATTCACATCAGCTTGTCTGGAAACCATACCAAAATGTGATCCCAGGATTACCCATGGTCTCAATACGTGATCTATAAATGATGTGTTTGTATCTCTAAATTCTATAGTTAATGAATTAGGTTCAGTTTGCCTGTTGCTTCCTAATATGCCTGGTAAAAACCCTCTGTTGTTTGGCACAGAAACTGAATCTATATTATATTGTTCAGCAGGTATTGATATTGAATTAGCAAATAAACACCCAATTATGCGTTGCAAAGGAAAACTTTTTAAAATAGAAACAGAGGTAGAAATGTCCCATCCTTTTTTGCTTCCATCAACTATCTCTAAACCTTGTATTATATCAGATCTAAGTGCAACAGGGTAGTTGTCTATGACAATAATCCATTGTGTAGACATAGGAATCGAGGTAAACCACGATTCCATTTGAAATAGAAAATAATCCCTTGGGCTTATTAACGGTACACCGGGTACGTTGAACCCAAATAATTCAGTTATCTGTGGTGCAAAAGAAGGGTTTGTACCATTAAAAAGACCTGAAAAGTTTTGTTGAAGGCCTTGTAGTGCTGAGGTGAACGGATTATTCACCTAATTATTTAATTAACTTAGTTTTCTCCAGTAGTGAAATGATACAGTAGAAGTAAATTCAATTGTATTACCTGTACCTTCAGATATATTATACTGTAGAGGGCCAACGCTTCTTACTGAAACACCGACCAATTGATATTGAGCTGTTTTGTTCATCTGATTATCAAGCTGAACAAGATCAATAATAGCTGTTTGCTTGGGAGCAAAATAATTTCCTGTAGAATTTGCATCATTAAAGATGTCCTGTGACCACTGTTCAAATTTTTGACGAATTTTAGACTGTGAATCAGCGTAGAAAGTCAAAGGCCATGCATCAGAACCAGGGTATGTGGCATTTCCAGGTATGTTAAAATTCAATCCCATGTAGGGAACTGCAACATTACTAATTGCACGTTCAGGTAGAGTAGCAGTCTTTACATATACTAAATCATCTTGGTCAAACTCTACACTTGAAGCACCACCAGTATTAATAGAAAGCACACGAAAGTTATAATCGCGAGCAAATTCTCTATTTTGTGCTACTCTATAAAAGTCTTGAATTAATTGATTTACATCAGCCATAAAATTATTTATTCCCCTTCATGTTTATGAGACTATCTCCTGGAAGCTCACACCTGTGCGTGTGGCGTAGAAGTTAGCTAGAATAAACTCTGCTGATCTTGTAGGTTTGATATAGATATCAATTACAAGTGTATTGTTATCGATTACATCAGGTGTATTGTTTCTTTCATCACAAATGATTAGGTAATCATATATACCCTGTGTATTCTTAGCATTATCAAAAATAGGTGTTAATGTATTGATTACTTGAGTTCTTGTGAAGAGTGTATTGGGTTCAAACACAAAGTACTTAACGGTATTTTTCGTAGCAGTCTCCAAGTTCAAGAACAATCTACGTACATTAATTCTATCAAAAGCACTTGGCTTCTTTTGCAAGGTCTTCTGACCATACACTACAAAGCCTTCACCTGGGAAGAATGCAACAGGGTTCAAGTTAATCTTGTAAATCTGATCACGTTGTTTCTGCTTGGGGAACAATCCGAGATCAGTAATACCTGTTACTACACCTCTTGTGAAACCAGCAGGAGCATACCAAGGCTGATAATTGCTATCAGTGTTGCCCATTAGAGCGGCTGCAAATCCTGAGAAAGGAACCCAGACTTCTTGAGCAGAAGCTATATCAGCTACTTTAACACAATTTGCATACGCACAAACATAGCTAGAATTGATTGCTGCAAATTGATTTCTTAGCGCCCAGTAAATGTCAGTAGAGAATGTCTTGGTGGGGTCATCAAGTGTCTTGATGTTCTGACCTTCAACAAAGATGTTTGTGATAGGATCTGCAATATAAATCAAATCCTTTCTTTTGGTTTCTGCAAAAGAGACAAATTCTTGTGAAACTGCATTATAATTGTTGATGACATTTGATGTTGCACCAACATTTTGTGAAGTTAATCCAGCAAGAACTGAAGAATATCCTACAGAATCATCAAAATAACCACTGGTTGCAGGGTTGAAGGAATTAACATAAATGGTTCCTAGACCTGCTTCAACTGAAATATTAAATGAATAGATGTCAGAATTTTCAACTTTATCAAATAGTGAGTTGACCTTGGCAGGTACATTGCCAATTACTTTGGTGTTTATATCCTGTGATGTATAATCACCAAGAGCAACTAAGGCATCAGTTGTACCCAATGTGCTGTTAAATGCTAATACTGCAGCGCTTGGAGCTCCAACACGTGTTGTGTATCCGTCAGCTGTTTCACCAGGCAATGAAGTGGCTAAATGTGTGCCAAGAAAACGTACCTTCTTAGTAGGTATGCCTGCATCATTTAGCCAGCTATTACCGAGCTTATTAGAAATAAATGGGTTGATTAATGTAGTGATTTGTGAAGAGTTGTTGTCTAATGCTTCCATAAAGAAGCTTCTAGCAGGACCACCGTTAGTATCATTTATTTGACGGTATGTATCAAATGATCCAAGATAGCTTTCTTCTAAAACATAATCCAAGGCAATTGTATCTGGAGAAAATACAGACTGGCGCAACTTAAAGATACCAAATATTGCAGTGTCGTCAAATTGATTGCTGTAAATGTCAAAAGAAGGTATATTTTCTAATACTTCAGATACACTGTTACCAACACCTGTTTGTCCAGCAGAAAGAGGAAATGCTAATCTTGCATCTGGTAATGCTACAAAATTACCGCCAGAAATTATATTGGCCTCTGTATTGATTGAAAGTATTCTGTTGACATCATCAAATGGTGTTGCTGGATTGAGGTTAGTATTGTCAATAACACCGACATAATACCCTTCAAAACGGCTATTAATTGAGGATTGAGACTTATTTAAAATAATAAGACCTGCATTGCCTAGATCGCTAATAGTACTAAATGATTTTTTGAATCCACTTGATGCACTACTATTAGGACTCCAGGTAAATGCTGTGCCACGTAAAATATCAAGGTAATCTTCTTTTGAAAGTCTTACATGTGTAGGTTGACCGAACAGATATGTAGCGCTAACACCTGCAAGATTGGTATTATTATAATTACCAGCAGTTAGTGGTGTGTACTCTGTAGAAGCTGCAGCGCTTGTACCAGGGTAATATGCAGCAACAGGATAAACTAACGCTGTATAATTGTCTGTTGCTGTAATACCACTGCCTGTACCATAGGGTAAGCGATAAACAATAACATCAGAGGGGCTTTGAAAAGCTGCCTTTACAGTATGATAAAAATATCTCTCAGCGGCATTAGTAGGTGTGCCGTAAATTTGCTCAAATTCTGAAAGACTTGCAACAGCAATAGTTTCTGCAACAGGTCCTTTTGGTGCAAACCCAGGAATTAATATTGAGGTTGCTCCTGTTGGTACTTGTCTTAATGAAAGATCTACTTCTTGAATTTGAACGCCGGGGCTTTGAATCGTACGTGCCATATAAAGTATTTATTTATTTTGTGATAAAGTTTTTGAAAAAAAGATCAAAGATTATCAACATTTTCTACAAGCTTCACAATAAACTGTGAATAAGCAAAGGTAAATGATGTTTCAATCTCATCAGAAGTGCGATAATTTAGGTTCATCCCTCCTAAAGATGTGGGGAATGCTTTTTTAAATACAAATTCTACTACTCTTTTATCATATTCATCTAAAAGAAATAATGAGATGTCGGTTGAATATTCTGCAATTGATTCAATGCTGGGTTTAATATTTTTAAGTTCAGGTGGGCGGTTAGTTAAATTTTTAGGATCATATATGCCTGTTTCAGCATCATTGAGAATATTTAGCCAAGAATATATGACCCAATAATTGTTCATTCTGTTATCTACAGTAAAGCTTACAGTAACAGGTTCCCAGAGAGGCCGGTGAAAACTTGATTGTGCATATGTTTGACCACCATATAATATGTCCACTTGTGGAATTACTATCTCAGGTATGGTGGCTCCGTAAACAGAAAATTGCATAGTAGACAAATTAACATTATCTTCATCTCTTGCAAATTTAGAATTAATTTTCTTGAGGGAGTCAGGCAAATTTAAAACAAGTAAAAACCTATCTTTACGTAATTTGTTGAAAGGGCTTTGATTATAGTTTTGTTGATTAGCCATTTAAAAGAGTCCAGCCTCCTTGCTGCAGGTCATCAATATCATTGTTCTGTTCTTCATTATTGCCTTTAATGATAACAGGTGATGGTACGTAGTCATTTTTATTTTTTTCATTGTTATATATGCTGTCGGGGTTTATGAAATATTTAATACCGTAGTCTAGTGATTTTATCTTTAATGGCTTCTTATTGTCATCATATTCTTGAACTTCAAAATATTTTTCTGCTAGTTCATTTTCAAGAATTACAAGAGCCCATACTAATGACATTACTCTATCATCCCAATTATCAGCTCCTGGTCTTGCACCCCATGTGCCATTTGAATAACGAATAAAGTTTTTTAACTCTATAAGAGTGTTTATGTCACGGATTTTTATAGCGCGCAATTCGTTTAGCCAATAACGCATGTTAGTTACACCTTTATATTTGGTGTTTGTATGTGCTTGAACACCTATCTTATCGGTAGATTGCTTTGTACCATAAGACACTATGTTTTCATAATGTAGTGTATTTTTCAATTGATCAACTACTTGCGCACCACAATTGTTTCTCTCAATCATAGCTAGTGGTGACCCCCAATGTTGAAGAATTTCATATAGCTTGGCTGTGAAGTTGTAAGGAGAAATGGTTCTATTGTGATAGCAAGCAACTTGTTCTATGTTTCTTAAGTTTGTAATATCAAATATTTGAATGACACTTGCTGCAGCTCCAACTCCTTCGCTTATATCAACACCAGCAACATATATTCTATCTTGTTTATAAGAATCCCAGAGTTGATACTTGCCATCATCATAAACAAAATCTGGTTCTCGTATATCAATTTTCATTTCTTCAAACATTTTTTCATTTACAGAGCTTTCACCAGTTTGAATAAACACGTTACCAAATTCTTGATCAAATGCTTCAACACTGCCCAGAGATCTAATTGTTTTTTCTTTCCATTCCTCATCACGTCCTGGTACCTCCCACCAATCTACTCTTTCTGCTCTCCAATCATTCTTGTTTTCAATTGCACCTTGATAGAGCTCGTAAAACAAATTATCAGTACCGTTGGGTGTACTGGCTATAAAAATTTTAGATTTTTTAGAACTGGATATAATAGGATATACTGAACGCCAAAATTGCTCAACTAGATGATTGTCAATAAATGCTAACTCATCCAATATTAAACAGTTAACAGATGATCCTCTACCTGCATCTGATGATGTTGTTGAGATGCCTATACTGCTTCCATTACCCAAGGTCATAGAAGTTTTACCGTACTCTACAGCGCCAGGTTTGAGATAGTTGGGTAGTTGCTCATATGCCAATCTAACTCGTTTAAAAATATTAATAGCTGTGCTTTCTTTATTGGCTACAATTAATATGTTTTGATCTTCATTAAAGCATGATATCCAAAGAGCATATATAGTGAGTAATGTGGATTTACCAATTTGTCTGCTGGCTAATAAAATACAAAATCTGTTATCTCTCAAAGATCGTAAAATTTTTCTTTGATAGTTATATAATTGTATCTGTTCTTTGCCTCTATCTAAGTTTACAATGTAAAAGAAGTTTTCTGCAAAATATAATATATTCTTTCTGCATTTTTGTATATCTGCTATCCACTGAGGATTAGAAGCATAGTCAAACTCTGCATTTATTGTAGGTAAATTCTTATTACCCAAGTAAAATTGTTTAGAGTTCTTCTCGTTCATTTATATAAATATTTACACATGAATCTAACACGTACAATGAAAGATATGGAAAAAGTATATTCGGAAAAAGTCAATTTCCCGCCTAAAGGCACTTTTGAGCTGGCTAAGACAGCAAAAGAGAAGAAAAAGCCTTTTATAGGCAAGCCTACAGGGCCTGAAGCTTCTGATGGTTTCAATAAAACAGTGTCTGACCCTAAAGATTTAAAAGGTAAAGAGACATTTCAAGGAACTGAAAAATTTTCTTCTCAAAATTTTAATGAAAATAATGAAAAAATTGAGCAGAAGAATATAAATAATTTTATGAGCAAATCAATTTTTGATAAACTATTTGAAGATGTAATGGGTGTTGACGGCGCTGATACAGACGCTAAAGACGCTCTTGACCTTGGCGTTGGCGCCGAAGCTGGCCATGAAGCTGACAAAGCTGAA